TAGCTATTTGGTTTCTTGGTGCGTATACATAATCAGGAAAAGGCCAGCCATCAGTTCTAGGGATTCGGACGCATACCATACCATTTTCTTCGTTAACCGTGAAGCCTATTTTACCAGTTGGTTTGATCCGTACTCGTGTATCAGGTTGCATGATTAGTTTTTTCCTTTATGACAGGGGAGAACTCCCGAGTTGTGAAACGTTGATTGCAATGCGTACACACGCGCTTGCGCTCCATGTAAAACCGTCGTCTTACATCATCAAAAAAACGGCGTGTGTCCGTCACTTTTGTCTGGTAGCCGTCTGTTGTTTTAGGATCAACGCAATATGGACAAATCATAAGTTGCTCCTTAATGAAATTTTTTTATTGCTGTGGTATAACCCATTCGTCTTCCAAAATTTGGAGCGATCATGGCACAAGCAGCTTGCACAGAGGAAGAGTTTATTGAGATCTGGAACCGGTTAGGTAGTGCCAGTCTCGTAGCCAAAGAAGTCGGGATAAGTCTTAGGCAAGCGCAAGAGCGCCGTAGGAGCATTGAGAACCGGCGCGGTATCTCACTCGACGCATTCAATGACCAGCGGTTGTATAAGATTCTGCATACTGAAGACAAGATCCGGTCGATTGCAAATATAAATGGGCCTGTTATTGTTTTTAGCGATGCACATTTCATGCCAGACGAAACAAGCGTTGCGTTCAATGCCTTGTTAAAAGTTATTAAGAAAATCAAGCCGGTCATGATCGTGGCGAATGGGGATATTTTAGATGGGGCAACGATTTCAAAATACGGCCCCGAGGGTTGGCAAACTAAGCCCACACTCAAGCAGGAATTAGAGTCGGTGCAGCACCACATGGACGCTATCGTCAAAGCTTGCAAGGGACTGAACGTTATTTTGCATAGAACAATTGGTAACCACGACATTCGATTTGAAAAAAGGTTATCGGGTCTTGTGCCTGAATACAGAGACATACAGGGTACAAGGCTGTCTGACCACTTGCCTGAGTGGTCTGTTTCTTGGTCTGTATTAGTCAATGACAACACCATGATTAAACATCGTTTACAACACTCAGGCATTCATTCTGGATACAATAATGTTTTAAAATCGGGAATCAGTACAGTGTCAGGACATACGCACCTACTAGAAGTAAAAGGATGGGGTGACTATAAAGGTCGTCGTTGGGGGATCTCAACAGGGATGCTGGCTGACCCAAAATCGCAAGCCTTTGATTATATTGAAGATAATCCAGTGCCGTGGTGTAGTGGTTTTGCAATCTTGTCGTATGATAATACGGGTAGATTGCTTCCACCGGAGTTAGCGGAGGTGATCGATGGGTGTGCATATTTTCGTGGATCTTCAATTTAATGGGGTATATCATGGACGAAGTATTTGTAAGCGTTGATTTGACTGAGTTTGAATACGACGAAGTTATTGACTGGCTTGGCGAGCAAGAAATTAGTTCGGGCCTTAGCGATTTGTACAAAAAGTTACTCGCTGCTGTTGAAGCACGTGATGCAGCAGAGGAAGAGGAAGAAGGCGAAGACGAGTAAAATTCGTCATAGCTACCTCAACCAACCCGCCCAAAAGGCGGGTTTTTCTTTTATCGGCTTTATATGGCCGTTTAAATCATGTAAAAGGCTCATCCGGCGGGTTTTTCTCCTACCCATCCACGCTTTTTAGCCTCTTCGTATGCCTGCATTCCTCGTTCTCCTATGCCTACGCCGGTCTGTGTGAGTGTAAAGCGGCAAAGGCCAGTGCTGCACACAAACTCTTGTACCTTCGCACACGCCTCACGCTCTGCTGCTGCGACAAGTTCGGCGAAGCGTTCAAGTTCTTTCAGATGAACCACGCGCCCGGTGTCGTACTCGTACGGCAATTTAGCCTCTCTCGCCATCTTGATAATGTCGTCTCGTGTCATTGCTCACCCCTTGCTCTGATAGCTTTAGCAATTGTGTGCCCAATTAGCCCGTCCTCTGTCTGTTCTGGGATTAAAATTTCAACGAGCTTCGCACACGCCTCACGTTCGGCGTGTACACCATTAACCATGCCCCTTGTCCAATTCTCCGCAATCTGCCAATCAAGTTCGTTCAGCAGATCTTCAATCGTGTCGCCGTGTCCCGTGGCGTAACCACGCTCCATCATCCACCGGGCCACCTTCTCACGCTCTTCTTGTCTAATCAACTCGGCAAAATGCTCGATGTCACCGTGCAGGGTCAAGCCGTTATCTTCTATTAACTTAAATACGTTCATTTGATTTGTCCTTATGATTATTTATTGTTGTCACCCCTTTTCTTGAGGTAGGCCAAATAAGCTGCTTTTGGTCAATCGTCATGTCTACAACACCATTACGCATGGCAAAGAGCAATCTTGGTGTTAATGCGGTAAACAACTTTGGCGGTTCATCATCTGGGCAGATGGTAAATGTGTATGGAAGTTTAGCCATGATTCTTCTCCTTCAGTTTGGCTTCAATGGCACAATGTTCTTGTTCCAATCGGTTTACAACCTCGTCCATCTCCTCATCAGTCATCCTCACACATTCTATCGGTGCGCGGTACAAGGCCACGCCAACAGGTAAAACAACAGCAGGATCTAATGGTTGGATGACGCAGTAACCCCCATAAAACCCCGACACATAGCCCACAGGTTTTTGTTCTGGTGTGTGGTCTTGCGCTTGCGCTTCGTCCCAAGACTTTTCAAGCCAAGCCATCCATTCGTCTTTTGTCATTGGTTTGTTTTTCGGCACTGTGTTTTCCACGACGGTTTACTCCACATCTCTATTAGGTTTCCACGAATCCAAAGAACGCATCTCAGCCTCCTCCAAAGAACGCATCTCAGCTTCAAGTTCCCTGAGGTCGTTGGCTGCATCAGACACTCCGTGCCAATCGTGGCGGGCCATCATTACTTTCATGTATTCAATCAGTATTTGTCCCTGTAAGGCAAGGTCTTTATAGTCTTTCATTTTTAGTTTCTCCATTTAAAATGCGTTGAATTTCTCGGTCGATGTACCATCGAGCCTTACGCAAGTCTTCGATTTCTTTGCCTTTGAGACTTGCTCGCCATACATACTTAACAGCGTTGCCTAAGTTAAACGACATGTGCTCGGTAATCTCAATACACTCCACACCACTAGGGTGCGAAGTGTAGTGCTTCGGGTTATTTACGGTGTCGCTCATGCCATACTCCATCCGCTAACTTCTTCCGTCCAAGATCTGCGCCACAACATCTTTACGCTTAACCTAGCAACAGACCCAGGTTCAAGCAATTCTGTTGTGGTGTACTCTAATCGCGTATCAGGTGTACCGGGGCCAACCCATTTATGCTTATCGTTATAACTAGGCAAATACGGAATACCATGTAAATAAAACATAGGCTGTGGCACAAGTTCTGCTTTTGGCTCCCTTGCTAGCCACGCCCTGAACTTTTTAAGTTCATCAAACGTCATGTCGGCTATATCTTTACCGTAAATTCTTTTAGCTTCGTTAGCTCTAGCAATACTCACTGCTTTTTTCTCCTTTTAATCATTTCATCTGCTACTCGGTATGCAAAGTCTGCAAAAGCTTCTTCCGGTTTGTACTGTGGCATTTGTCCCCACTTGCCAGAAAGTATCCCCGTGATTGCCGCTTTTGCAAACTCATCTCTTAACCTCAAAAATCTTTCAGCTTTTTTCGGTAGCATCTAATTTCTCCTTTAACCACAAAACACAACAACGAACATGAAACAAAGCATCTTCAGCATTTTTTAATGCTTCGACATTGTCCCTCAAATTAACTTTTTCATAACAAATTTTTAAGTTGTGGTGTGCTTCTTGCAAATGCAAACTAATATCTTTCATATTTTTTCCTATTGACAACTGCCGTAACTAGGTCCAAAACTAACATCGCAATTCAAAGGTAAATCGGGCGCCCATTCGGGACGAAGTCTCATACAAAGTTCTACAAACTCTGTAGCAGTATTAGCTTCATTTGCAGGCGCCAGACAAACAATCGCATCATGTACTGTCATAACCACACGGTATTTTTTTGCGATAATTAACATTTGCTCGCCAATAATGATTCGCGCTAAGGCTTGACAAATGTTTTCTACCAACTTGCCTCCGTATAATTTTGTAGGCACAATAGATTTGCCTTTTTTGGTGTCGTATACATATTCAAATTTACCCGTATTCAAAGCTACGGTGCGAAGGTTGGGATACTTTAGATACAAACCGTTAGGTAGACGTATACCCTTGCGCCCCTCAACTTGAAGTACACCCTCTCGGCCTAACGGCGCAGTCATATCTACGTGCATAGCATCAATAGCACGATTAGCTTGTTGCCACAAATCAGGTATAGATTCATATGTAGACCGATATGCATTAATAATTCGCACGGCTTCATTTGAGCTAATTACCACCCCAAAAGTATTTAACTGTCTTTGAAACTTAACAGCCCCCATGCCGTACCCGCTACCTAAAATTGTTGTTTTACCTACAAAGCGTTCATCTTTAGTTATAAGTTCAATGTCTTTGTTATAGATAGCCGACGCCATAATTTTGTATACGTCTTCCCCTTTTTCAAAAGCTGACACCAAGTCGTCTTGCCCCGCGAGCCATGCCAGTGTCCGTGCTTCAATCTGAGAAGAGTCAGAGTCAACAACTACGTAATCTTTAGGGGCGCAGATTGCATATTTAAGTTTTGATAGTCTCGGTAAATTTTGAAGGTTAAGTTTGTCATCGCCACCCCAACGACCTGTATGTGCTGCGTAATAACGTAGAGGTACAGGTAATGCACCTCGCTTACCAATCTCAATGAGTCTTTCCGTCCTAGTTTCTTCAAGCGTGGACTTTACTCCCATACGTGCGGCAACAACTGCTTGTACGTTAGGTGAAGGATGCTCTAAAAGAGCTATAAATTCTTCATCGTTTTTTGCAAATGCGTAGGCTTCTTTTCCCGTGGTTGGGCTAATTTTCATGGGGGGTAAAACTTGAAGCTCACGAAGCACGTTAGCTAATCGGTCATTACTCATCAAATCTTTTTTAGAGTACCCCGCTGTTAAAAGCAAATCTTCTTTACTTTTTTTAACCGCCTCAAGATGTTCGTGCAATACGTGCATATCTATTTGCAATACAGGATCGGTAAACATTTTTAGCGTTAGGTCGATAAGTTTTATTTCAATCCAAGGAAAGTCTTTACTCATCGCCCTAAAAAGATCATATGTAAGAGCAACGTCGTTGGAACAATAAGCACCGTATCGGGCAAGGGAAACGGAATCAAAATCAAGTCTGTGTTTGCCAAGCGCATGAATCACCTCGTCGCCTTTTTGCCCAACCCCATAATAGGAAGCTAGCACCGCGAGGCTACCGCCCACTTCAGTCCCGTGCAGTGCTCGACCCATGCACAGTGTGTCAAGGAATGCCTTTGGCTTAATACCGTAGATCCAAGACAAAATAGCTCCGTCAAACATTGCGTTGTGAGCTAGCACCAAATGTTTTTCTAGGCTAAAGCCCTTGAGGAACTGGTGCGACTCTTCTGTGTCCCCGCTAAACCAAACGGGGTCGGCATTGTCCACCTTTACTGATACACCAATAACTTCAAACCTTTGATCCCTTATGTATTCCTCAGTAGTCATCTTTGACAGACTGTAGTCCCTGTCGTAGTACGTTTCAAAGTCTATCGTTACGATATTCATTGCGCTTTAGTATCCAGTATTTTTAACCAGCCGGTTATGTTTTCAACTGCATTCTCGTTAACTACGATTGCTACGCCACCCGCATTATTGATAGCCTGCAAATTTATCTCCTGCAATTTTGTTGGTGTGTTGTTACCAGCCTTTGCCTCGATAGCAAAGAAGTAGCCCTTGTAGCAACAGATAAAATCAGGAACACCTGACTTACCGTAGCCAGAACCAATAGGCATCACGTAATACACATTATGGGTTTTAAGTACGTTTTTAATTATATTTTTAACTTTTGCTTCAGGCGTGTTACCCATCTACCCACCCGACAAAGGTGCTGCCCTTGTGTTGCCAAATGGCTAACTCCAAACGCTTGCTGTGTTTGCCGATAGAACACTGCTCGCACTCAAAGCGAATAATCAAACCATGCCTACGTGCGCTTGGGTTACGTGTATCTTCGGAGGGTGAATGGTAAACCTCTACATCTCTACCTTTTTGAGCAATCACTGTGGTCATCGGCTCGTCTTCATATCGCTCAAAGATCGTTGTTTCTCGCTGATGCAAATACTCCGAACCACATGGGCAATGAAGCGTTAAGTACGAATCGCTGTAAGTCTCAAAGTAAGGTGCAATTGTGTCCATAGGTTCCCCCAAAAAACCGAGTATACCATAACTTTTGACAATGTACAAAATAAAAAACCGCACCTTTGTGGGGTGCGGTCAAGCCTAACAATGTTAGGGTCAGAGTTTGATTAACTTTGTTCGATGGTTGACTGTACGTGTTTAAGTAGTACTGCTCTAATTGCGGACTGCATATCGTGGGGGTGATGGGTCTTAAACCATTCGTGAACTTCAACTGATAATCTAATGCTTGTGCTTACTAACGCAGGCTTTTTACCTTTCCCACGACCTTTACGTTTGGGTTTAGGTTCGTCCATATTCGACCTCAAGCCTCTCAGCAATTCGTTGTAAGTCTAAGTCAGCTATCTTTTGACGCTCGGCCAAAACCTTTGGGTCTTTCCAAGGGGGCAGTTGCCCCAACTTGTCCCATTCGCGTACAAAGGTAGCTAACACATTTGTAGATTCTGAAGTAGTCTTAATGCTCATCATTATCTCCATGTTGTCAAGTTACCTAACAATGTTAGGGGGTTTCCAATAAAACAAGAAATACGCTTTCGTTGACGCGAACGCCTATGTCCGGTATGACCTTTTCATCTTTGTCCAACAACTTAAGTAACCCTAAGTTTTTACGAAGTTCTCCAGGTAATGTCGAATCGGTGTACTTAGCTATCTGTTTATCGCTGCTTACAATATAACCGCCCCTGTCAATTAATACGACCGCAACCGAACTGCTTTCAGTGGTCAAAGCGCTGTGTAAATCTTCTAACTTAGACATTTTTAACTTTAATTCGCAAACCCTTTGTATTAGTTGCTCACCAAAAGTCCTAACTGCATACTCATAAACATCTTTAGATTCATGAATGCGTTCAAGCACTGCGTCAAGTAATTCTTGATTTACGTCAACTTGTTTTTTCTTTTGGGCATAATGCTTATCGCTAAGTATTCGATTTATTTTTGTAGTAGCTTCTGAAAGAATTACGTTGATGGGTTTTGGGGCAAACTTCTTTTTGACGGTTGACAATACAACATCGTGCTTAGTTGTACGCAAACCGCTACCCCGTGTACGTTCTTCGTCGATAGCATAACACTTTACTATAAAAGCATACGTACGCCCTGTGTATGTAGTACTTATACTACCTATGTGAATACCCTCTTTATATGCGGATATCGAACGAACGACAAATAAAGTATTTTTACGACTGATCCCACCTTCAACAACCCAATCAATGTGAGAAAATTTAGTAACCACAGGCCACAGAATTTCATCTAGGGGCCTATAAAGCTCAAGCTCAACCGTACTCATGTCCAAGGGTGCGCCGTCTACCTTTTTGAAAGTGACGTTATGTTGCTTCAACGCTTGAAGTGCAAGCGAACGGTTTGTCATAATTTCATGCTGCTCCATAAATACCCCTTACCAATTAAATTTACCAAGGATGTTGTCAACTTTGGACTTCAAATCTTCACGCGCATGAACGTCTTCTTTTAGTATTTGCAAATTAGCGCCTAACATTGTTAGCTCCAGTTGCTTACGCGCTTCCTCTAACTTAGAATCGTTAGTGATGTTCATAGCGGTTAACAACTGACACAACTCTAGGGGATTGCTGATAAATGAATCATGCCAACGCATCTTTGCATCTGCGTCTTTACCCTTAGACAACTTGTCTGACATCGCAGTCAACATAGTATGCAAGCGTTCCCAAGGTGTACGCATAGCGTCGGCTAGCTTTTGCGCCTGCTGATCCTCGAACTCCTGTTTTATCTCTGCTAAGTCGCTAGCTGGAATATCAAGACGAAAATCCCCCGACTCAGGCACAGGCTTGACCGTCAAATTAAACGCAAACTTCTTCTTAACTTCATCAAGCGGAGGGTAGTCGTCGGCATTGAACAGCCCACGCAAATTAGTTTGCGCCTGATTAACTAAGATGGTGTAGTTCTGGAAAAATGTATTGCACATAGTATCGAAGGTATGCTGATGAGTGTTCATACTGATTTTGTAATCCATGAACAACTTAGTCGGCAGTAACCGCTCACCCTTGTCTGCCCAAGGCAGTGTTCTCATATTGTTGTACAACCTAGCGCGTGCCGCGTGCTTCTCGATGTCCTTGCGTAGCGACGTACCGGCAAACAGATTCTTACGAAACTGTCCTGCGTCGGCCACCGCTGATGCGGCATTGGTCACCTGCTCGCTGACCCTCTCGTCTTTGATCGTGGCAGGCCACACGCTGATGTTGAGTTCTACTAATACTGCTGATGCACTGATACTCATAATATGCTCCTAACAATGTTAGGCTTCCCTGACAGGTTTGCCTGCCAGTTTAGCCATGTTGAAAACTGCGTCGTTGATAAGCTTCATGTTGTACTCTTCGTCGTTTGGATAAGCAAACAGCAGGGTATGTGATTCCCCAGTATCAGACTTATCCTTACTTATGTACTTGGACTCCCACTTGTAAGCGCGTTCAAGAATGCCAGCCAATGTCATAGCATCCTCTTTACTAACCACAATTTCTGACCAACCAATCTTTATACAAACCATCATCTGCTCCTTGTCATAAGTGAATTGTTTTGCCATGTTCAGCTTGAGCCGTTTTGTTATCCGTAACCACCCACAGTAGCGGCGACTGCCAACCGCTACCCCAATCAGTACCAACGTATCCATCAGTAAACATAATCACGCATTCCGGCACAATCTTTTTATCTTGTAAATACGTACTTACACAACTTGGTGCAGTCCCTCCACCACCCGCCGGTTTTGTTGAGCTAACAATGTTAGCCACCGTTGCACTGTCATATTCTTCATGCGCGGCAACTACACAATCCCAATAGAGCAAGTCCACCTTCTCAGGCGAAACCTCCTCGGCGATCGCCTTCACCTCGGACAAAAACTCTGATAGCTCAGCAGTGCCTATGCTTCCTGACGTATCCACACCGATAACTAAGTGCCCTACCTTTTCACCAATCATCGTCGGCATGTAAATGTCGGAGTGCAGGAACCTACGATTGACTTTGCGCCAACTGCTACGGTCTTTACTATGACAGTAAGCCTTTACAAACTCGCGCAACTCCTCGCGCCAATCAATCTTGGGGTTAAGTAAGTCATCAAGCTCGCGTGATAGCCCACCCGCACCTTTACCTACTACTTTGCGAGCGGCTATTTGTCCTTGACGAAGAGCGGCATCAATCTCACGTTCTAGCTCGCGCTTCTCCTCCTCGGTCATGTCTTTGGCCCCGCCCCAATCATGCTTGTCGAAACCGTCGCCATGCTCATCGCCAAACCCACCGCCCCCGTTTTCTGATTCTTTCTTCAGTAGATCGAAGACTTGCTTAGCATTCATACCGCGATACTTCTCATCGACCAAGCCCATGCGCTTGCCCTTATTCATCCCATCCTTGTATCGAGGCATCCGTATCGTTGCCTCGTTCTTGTCCATGTCAACAAGCATGAGGTTTATGACGTAATCGCAAGCAGCATTCGCCAACATGGGACTCTCGTCATGCAACTTCTTCCACGTAGTCAAGTGTCGTAGTGCTTTGTGCAAAGACTCGTGAAGTACAACAAAGGCAAGCTCTGACTCAGTTAGCCCTTCCACAAACTTACGCCCATACAACTCATCCCGACCGTTCGTCGATGCTGTATCCAAGTCATCGACTACTACAGTTTTACCAATCATCAACACGCCCTGCCACAGTGCAAACTGTGGATTACGCATGATAGAAATTTTTACTTTCTTAACTTTACGTTCTGCGTCCATATGTACCCCTAACATTGTTAGCTTGTTGATCAAAGTAAATCTTGGTTCTTTGCTACCCAGTCGGCAAACTTCCTGCATCCGAACGCAATAGCTTGCTTGCTCGGTGTCTTAGCAATGTTTACCGCAAAAACCGCCTGCCACTCAGGTTCAAATCTACTCAAGTAATCCATGAATGGATTTATCGTATCTTTCGTAACCCTAGCGATACCACCGAATATCACGATAGCAGTAGCACCTGCGCCGTCCGGTACTCTTGCAGTCATAGGGTCTTTGATTGTTGTCTCCCACATCGGCAGTTGATCGCTGAACTCGATGTAGGCTTGTAAGTCTCTTGCTGCTGACTCACCCATAGCACCGGTCAACGCGGCAATGACCGACTCGGCATCGTTCTTAGCTCTAGTCCTAACAATGTTAGACCCCGTTTCAAGTGAGCGCGGCGACACGAAGGCACGCTGTGGTGTCTTAGGATTAAAGATGTACGGGTTCTCTTTTGCTTCACCATCAAGATACGAAGCAAGACAATGCGGGAATTGATGCACCCACGCAATAACTTCAGGCGCGATGTTCTTATTCATCGCCCACTCGATCCACTCTTCAGCGTTAGGCTTACGCACCACGATTGGCACGATGCGATTCCACGTATGCGCTTTGAGGTTGTCCCCAACACCGTCGGTCGAGAGGTTGCCTGTTAAGAATACATACGAACCCGCTGGCCTTGGCAAGTCACCAAGTCGAGGATTCACCTTCTCGAAGAGCGGATGCAACATGTTCTTGACAGGGTCAGCGCCCTTACTAAACTCGTCGAGCATAATCACAACGGGTTTGCCCTCGTGCATTTTGAAGCGCTCGTTGGGGTAGTAGGTTGTGGTTCTCGTCGTATGGTTAGTGACAGGCATCGCAATATCGCCCAAGTCTAAGTTGGGTACATCAACGTATGCACTGTCGCAACCCGTTTCCGTTGCGATGTAGTTAAGCAGGGAAGACTTGCCAATCCCAGGCTCGCCCCTGAGCATAAACACAGTCTCGGGATTGGATATGATGAGGTTTGCTGCTTGTTTAAGTGACACCGTTCTACCAAAATTGATCTCTGACATTTTCTAACCCTCTAATTTAAGTAGCCCTAACATTGTTAGGGCAGAATTTACGAACACTTTTTTACTACATACACATTGTACCACATAGTTATACCCAAGTCAAGTGCTTATGACTTAGCTAGGCCAAAAGATATAGCTTTCGTATTTATCAGATGGCACTTGCCCTTGCGGTACTTGTATCAAGCTAAAGCACTCACGACTATTTGCCTTGAGCAAAATCTGATCTAATGAGTCCAGTAACTTAGGTATGCCGATAAACCATGAATCTTCGCTACGTACATTGAACAACTTAGCGTGGGTTCCTCCTGTGCATACAACAAGAATGAGCAATGCTTTATAAAACTGCTCGGGGTCACCGCTTCGTATCATCTCCATAAACTGTTTGGCTCGGTGCTCATACAATTGCCAATCAGTAAATGTTTGTTCTATCCCTTCTAACATAACCCCATAAAAGTTTTTGTGCGCTAGTGTTGTCAACGATTCCGCTGTTGTGGGTTTATTTATCAACCTCGTCCATAAAGAATAGTTTTCACCAAGCGTGTGCATAATCTCGGTCGTAGCAAACATATACGAAGTGAATGCGATGCTACTCCCTTGGTTAGGCAACCCCATATCTACGCTTACCGTCTCCCGCACCTTGATTATGTTCTCCATGTACGTGCGAAACTCCTTTGCTACCGCCCTAACATTGTTAGCCTCTGCACGATTTAAGTGGTATGTATATATGGTCGGGGGTTCAGGCAAGTACCAACCTTCCTCGTTCATACCAAGCAAGAATTTAGACCGTCGGTAGAACACATGACGCTCTCTATAGCTGTTAGTCTTTGACGGTACTTTGCCTGTGTACACGGTGAACTTGCCGTTATGCTCGTTACCATAAACTAGGCCCAACACCACTGTAAGCACATCCAAGAGGGACTTATCAAGGTAAGACCTTGACTCGTTTATTACGATGTAGTCGGCATCGTGTTTGTAATGTATCAAGTCGTAACCGAATACACGCACGAAGTAGTCTTTCCCCACTTTCCTTATGTTGTAGTTGTGGTGATATCGGCGCTCACCTAACGGTACATACAACTCGCCCCTTGTCGGGGCGGTTCTTTCCACAAAGGCTTTTGCTTCTGCGTACGTTTTGATACGCTTTAGTTGTGCAGTCGGGGATCTCATCTCAACCCCACACGAAAAGAATCAATGCCGTACAAACTGCTGCAATTAGCAACCCATAACCAACCATTTCATCTGAGTCCATAACTTCTCCTGTTACAAGTAAAAATTAATGTTCATAACGATTGCTGCTTCGTTATGACTTAGCCCTAACATTGTTAGGCTCCTTGTAAAGCGTGGTGTACCACGCTTTAGATTCCTTCAAAGCCTTTATGCGCTCGTGCTCGTGCACAATCATCCACCGCACTCCTCGGTCGGATAACTTGCTAGCGTCTAAGCCCTTAGCCTCTAGCTCCTGCCTCCATATGTCGTATCTGCTCATTCGTCTATCTCCTCGATAGACTCAACGTCCCACGAAGCATCCTCAATATCGCCATGCTCGTAGTTGTTATCCAGCTCTTCCCATGCTTTGTCTATTGCCTCATCTTTTGACTTAGCTTCGACGGTTACGATGATGTACGAATGCCTTCTGAACTCGACTTCAAACTTCTTCATCTGATCAACCCTCCTTTGTTGTTCAACCCGCGCAGGTCGCGCAGGTCGGTGATTAACATGTAGTTGCTTTTGTGCATCGGTGCAATACACCAAAA